GACGGCTTCAAGCTGGCGCAATCGCAGGGCCTCGACTTTGAGCAAACCTTCCTGCGCTTCCGCGACTACCACCGCAGCAAGGGCAACCTCATGGCGTCATGGGAAGCCGCCTGGGGTACGTGGTGCCGCAGCCCGTACAACAAACCGCAGGGCGGCAAGCCGTCCGGCCTGGACGAAAACACCCGGCGCCTGATCGAGCTTGGCGCAGCGCCACCAATCCCCGACACCTTCACCGGCCCAACCCTCGACGGAGAAATGTTCCAATGAGCCAAGCTGTAACCGTCCGCGCCGCCGCGCCACCGACGCCGGTCATCAGCCCGAAACTGGCGCATGGCCTTGTCGATTTCGCGGCGACATGGACCCCGGCCAACCGATACGCCGCCGCTCTGGTTGACGAAGCCAAGGCCGCATTGCCCGCGCTCGAAGCCCATCTGACCCCGGCACCAGCCAACCTAATCGAGACATGGCTTCGCCATCTGCGCCAAGGGACCGCGGCAATCAGCGAACCGGATTTCAAGCAACGCCTGGCCGCGATCCAGCTTGCATCCGGCGACCTGCCCGCCTGGGTTTGGTGCATGGACGCATTGCGCGATGCACTCCGCAACCCGCTGTGCCGGTTCTTCCCATCCGCTGCTGACATCGACGGAATGCTGCGACCACGTGCCAGCGCCGCCCTCAATCGTGCGTGGCAGTGCCGCAGGCTGGCAGCCGCTACCCCTATCGCCCCCGAACCCGTCGAACCCGCCCAGCGCCTTCCTGTGCCCGATTTAAGGCATGTCGCGATTGAGCCGTCGCAGCCGAATTTTGCGCCGGTCAACCGGCAATCCCCTTTCGCGACACATTCGAGCAGGGCATTATCTGCCGATCAACTCGCCGCGCTGCGCGCAACGTACCAGAAAACGGAGTCTGTGAATTGACCGAAACAGCAGAAAAATCGCCAGCTCTGGTCCAAGAACTCAACGCAATGTGGGACACCGCCGCGCTCTTGGCGCGCGAGAAAATCCTGCTGTTGCGGACCATGAGCCACATCGAAACACTGACTCGGGAATTGATCGAGGCGCGCAAATGACCGACGACGTGATTGACTCGCGCTACGTCGAACTGTGTTTTGAGGACGCCAGCCGCACCCTCGACGCGCTGCCTTGGTCCGGTCACTCAACCGGCTTTGCCCTCACGGTGCGGGAAGTGCTGCGCGATGCCGATGACGATACAGCGGTTAGCGGCGATCCCAGACCGGCATCCGTCACCCGCGCAAAAATCGCCGCAATGGAAGAAGCATTCTCATGGTTGCGGATCATCCCCGACAACAAAAAAACGCTACGGCGAATCATCGCCGCCAGGTCGGTGACTCGCGTATCCGCGGACGGGACCGAAACGCCAGCCTCATGGCTGGGAATCGGCAAAAAGCTGGGGATGGATTACCGATCCGCGCGCCGCTGGCATGGGCAGGCGTTGGCGATCATCGCCGCCGAACTCAACCGCCGCTTGATTCAGGCGGTGCCGATGACCGTAACTGCCACCCGACCGGCAAATGATGCGCCTCATGAAATGCCGCCAGCGTTGCCAGCCAGTGAACCACATTGCTGGGCGGCTCATTCTGACCGCTCGCCCATCGCCTAACCACGCGCTCATCGACCTCCAAGAAATCGGCCAGACTCCTAAGAGTCCAGCCGATTGAATCGCAGCAATCCTTGATACCTGTCATTTTATCCTCAATCCAACAAGATTTGATTTGCGCTATACGGGCGCAATTTTTGCCCGGCGGCAAACGTCACAATCGCGGACCATGCGAAGCCGCCGCTAACTTGCTCGCTTAATGTCACCGCACGCGGCCGGATGCGATGCGACTTAAACACGGCCAGGGCTTCGTCATTTCGCGCCGGAATCCATTTCACGTAGTAACCGCCATATCCGCAATCGGTATGAAACAGCGCGGTTCCGTCCGACCGCTCGCCCATCTCGGGGTAGTAGGACCGGCCAGGACCGACCGGCAAAATGTTGTCATTTGCGCTGGTTGTCATTTCGGGTTGTCTCCTAAAAAATCCATCAAACTCGGTTCGGCATATCGCGCGGCGTTCTTGCGCTGCACATCCACGTAGAGCGGGAATAGCGAGGGCTGGGACATGGCGCGAGCGGTTTGCGGTGCCGGTGGCGGCTCCCGCATGTCGCCGCCGTCCAGGGTGAAAAAATCGGTCATAGTGCATTCTCCACAATGCGGTCACATCGAGCGTGATCCCAAACATTCCACCAGCCTTGCGCGCCCCAATACTCTTCATCTGTGGCAATCAATTCAAGCATTGCATTACGGACCATCGGACGCACGCTGTCTCTAGTTTGTTTTTCAAGCCATGCGTCAAGATGGCGAATCGTGTAGCTGTCAATCTGCATTGCCATTAAACCAGCTCCCCTTGCAAAAACTCGTTAACCTTGTGATCCCGCTCTGACGCGGTGGCGAAAACATTGTGAAACGCGGGCTTGGTTTCGCCCGGCCGGAACGCCTTGGCATAAAGCGACTCGCCGGCACGGCCTTTTTTGGTCACGTATGGCACGGCGTAGAGATAAACAATCACGCCGAAAAGCCCCTCGACTGCGGTTGAATTAGGCGGGATTACGCGACCCTTGGCGGTAGCCGTAGAAGCCGCCAGGAGGCGCATGGTGGTTTCGCGTTGCGTTGCCGCTTGCGCCGCCGCATGAAGCGTAATTTCAGCCTGCAACATGGCGGTTTCGTCTTCTGGCGTGTAGATCGGATGACCGGATAATTCGGCATCAATCGCGTCTAGCAGGTCATGGCAATCAGGGCGACCGCCTCGGCCGAAATAACCCGCCTCGCCAACAATCTGGCCCATCGCATCGAGATAACGGCCGGCGTCATCATGGATCAGCTTGGCGCGGAATGGTACGGCTTTGTGCCATTTATCGGCATCCATGCCGCGCAATTCGCCGCAACCATCGCCGCGTGAACCATCAGCGCGATGCAACCTGATTCCGCCCATTTTAGAGATAAATTCGCAAAGAGAAAGATATTTTGCCATTGGGTAATTCCCTCATGTAATCCGGCACAATCGCCAGACGCCTCACTGATATATTTGAACGCTAACGTGTTGTCAAGCGTTATCAGACATTATTTTTCAATCTCCACAATGTAAATCTCACGTTCAGCAAACTCGCCGTAATCGGATTCGTCATAGACCAGCCACATGCGGCGCTCTGACAGTTCGCGGCGCGGTTCTGGATCGTCAACGGCCAACGCTTCGCGGTCGTAAATTTCGCAAGCCAAGGCAACCGCGTCCTGCAAATCGGAACATGGATGACCCCTAAATAGACCAGCGCTGCAAATTCGAAATTTTGCCATCGAATTAACCTCCTACCAAGCCGGTGAAATACATCGCGGCGCAAAATACGCCAAACATGAGTGCGGATGAGAAGATAAGAGCGCGGATCATGATAAGGAAAACTCCGTTTGGCTGGGTTCATTCCCGCGCCATGACTCTGATTTAGAGTAATCTAATCACCCTGTCAACAACTATTATTTGGCGGAAAACCGCCATTTATTGACGAAACACAAAAAAACTTACTCGATCCGCCGCGTAATGTGTTGCATCGTGTAGCACTATAAGACTATACAACACCCATACTCGCCGCCACGCGCGCATCCCCCACACACACCGGACATCATATGACCGAACACACCGCAGGCGGAATCGTCATGCTCGCGCGCATCCCTCATGTCGTCGTCACCAGCACGGGCGGACAGCACGCAATTGTCGTACCCATCAAACGGCGCCGCGCCGATCATCACCGCGCCGATCTCGCAATCACTCTCCCCGGCTACGGCCGCGCATACGCCGCATGTCACAAAGCGCGCCGCATCGAGACCGCATCACTGCCCAAACGAATCGCGACCCTCACAGAGTCAGTCGCCCTATCCGTGCAAATTGCAGTCAGAACGGAGTCGGAAACCCAAGCGCGCGAAAACGCTTATCAGCCGGTGCGTCTCCACACATCACGCGCCATGAACAACGTGTTTCATGAGCGGTAAACCTGGTCTATCCGGTCGCCCATCATCGTACACGCCAGAAATAGCTGCGCTCATCTGCGACGGGATGGCCGCCGGGTTATCGCTCACAACGATATGCGAAGAAGATAAATTCCCCGCAGCATCGACCGTGGTAGGGTGGGCTAGGGCTGATGTGTGCGGTTTTAGGGAACAGTATGCGCAGGCACGTGAGGACCAAGCCCACAGCTACGCTGACCGTATCGTGACGCTGGCAAAGATGGAGCCGCGCATGGTAACGCAAACGGTCAGCGATAAAAACGGCGTTACAACAACGGAAACCCGCATAGACCCTGGGTTTGAGGCGTGGCGCAAGACCGAAATTGACACGTTAAAATGGGTTGTGAGTAAGATATTGTTTCGCATCTACGGCGAAAAGTTGACAGTAGATCACACAGTCACGCTCGATCCTAATAGGCTGACAGACAGTGATCTCGCTCGCATCGCGTCGCAAGGTAAAACGCTTGATGGAACGGCAACAATCATCGGTCAAAAGGTGATTGCGGCGTAAATGACGGCGTAAACGTGATATGACCTCGCTGTGAAAGCGATATGAATCAACACGTTACGCCGTCATTGTGTGTCCTGCCTTGGGGCACGAACCGTTAAAAGCCGCAGATATGGCTGTGTTCGACGATCCCGCCATTGCCTGGCGGTGTTGTGGGAAGACCCCGCCCCCCTTTGTTTTTCGACCGGCGCTGATCACCGCCGCCGTCAAAAAAAATTGGGAGCAAAATTGAAATTGCCGAAACGGATTTTGAAGCATGGCTGACCAACCTCTGTCTCCGGCGCAGGCTGCCGAGGCATTGTTATTGCGTCGGGCTGTGCGGTCAAGTTTATCGGCTTGGTGTTCGACTGCGTTGTCGGATTTAGGTCAAACCCCGGCGCCTCACCATTTGCGGCTTATTCAAGAGTTGGAACGGTTGGAGCGGGGCGAGATTGACAGGTTGATGGTCCAGATGCCGCCGGGCTCGGCCAAATCGACTTATGGTTCGGTGTTGTTTCCGCCTTGGTTCATGGGGCGTAATCCTAATAGCCAGATAATCGGGGCGTCTGCAGGCGCGAAACTGGCGCAGGATTTTGCCGGCCGTGTGCTGGGATTGATTGGAGAATTTGGGCCGGCGCTCGGCTTCAATGCGGTCAATGAGTCGAAAGAGCTTTTTTATACGGACAACGGATGCCGGTACATTTCGGTTGGTGTTGGCGGAAACATTGCTGGCTCCCGTGGCGATTTGATTTTGATTGATGATCCGGTTGGCTCGCGAGCCGATGCCGACTCCGAAATTGAGCGCGAGAAGTGCTATAATTGGTATCGGGGCGATTTGATCGGGCGGGCTAAGCCTGGTTGCCGTGTGTTGCTGATTATGACCCGCTGGCACGAGGATGATTTGGCCGGCCGGCTTTTGATGGATGATCCGGGGCGCTGGACAGTTTTGAAGCTGCCGGCGATTGCCGAGGAAGACGACCAGATGGGTCGGGCGCCGGGTGAATTGCTTTGGCCGGCCTATTACACGCCTGAGATTATGGCGGATAAGCGCAAGACTTCTGGTGAGCGTGAGTGGGCTTCGCAGTATCAGCAGCGCCCGGCTCCGGCTGGCGGTGTGCTGTTCGAGGTGGATAAAATTGCAAAAATCCCGGCTGCGCCGGTTGACGGTAAGGTCATTCGGTTTTGGGATTTGGCGGCGACCGAAAAGATTGGTTCGCGCGATCCTGATTATACGGTTGGCCTTAAGCTGCTTTTGACCAAGGAAGGCCGATTGATCGTTCTCGACATTGTTCGGGTGCGCGGCGGGCCTGAGTCGGTTGAGCGGGCGATTGTGGACACGGCGCGCTCTGACGGCGTGCATGTCCGGGTTGGGCTACCGCAAGACCCCGGCCAGGCTGGCAAGGGCCAGGTGGCTTACCTGACGCGGTTGTTGCAGGGCTTTACGGTCATTGCCGTTCGGCCATCGGGGAACAAATCGACCAGAGCGCAGCCGGTTTCGTCGCAGGTGAATGTCGGCAATATGTCGATGGTCATTGCGGCTTGGAATCGTCAGTTCACTGAGGAATTAGCCTCGTTCCCGGCTGGCGCGCACGACGATCAGGTTGACGCTCTTTCGGATGCGTATTCGGCCCTGGTGACAACCGGGAGGCCGGCCCGCACCCTTCACCTTCCATTTATGGGGCGATAATGTTCAAAACGCTCTCGATGAAGGTGGCAAAGGATCGAGACTATCCAGACGCGGATAAGATTCACGCTGCTCAATGCCGCCGGGCCGTTCTCAATGGCACCATCTACGCCATGCAGCAATACGAGTTTCACGAGGAAAAAAACAGCGCAAAAGAGTACGTTTTGCTCCGCGACCGCGCGCCCTCCGTCCGGTATAACCTTTGCCGGATTGTGGTTCTCGACTCTGCGGCGTTGCTGTTTTCGGAAGGCATGTTTCCCGCCCTCGATCACAAAGACCCGGCCGCCGTTATTGCCGTCTCGAAGTTGGCTGCGGATAGTAACCTGGCGGAAGTGATGACCGATGCGGTCATTCGCGGCTCGGTTGGCTCCGTTGCCATCTTTATGCGGATTTTGAACGGGCGTGTCTTTTGGTCCGTGTACGATACCGACTATCTCACGCCATCCTATGACCCCAAAGAGCCGGATACGCTCATCGGGGTTACGGAAAAATACAAATTGAAGGGCGATGCCCTCAAGGCGGCGGGCTATCCGATTGAAGATTCCGACTTGGCGGCTGATTTCTGGTTTCAGCGGGTTTGGGATCAAAATTCGGAACAGTGGTTCCAGCCGTGGAAGGCGTCAGATAAGGAATCGGCGCCGGTTGCGGATACCGCGCGCTCGGTCACTCATAGCCTCGGCTTCTGCCCTTGGACGTGGATCAAAAACCTACCAGGCGGGACCGGCGATGACGGCGCTTGCACGTTTTTGAGTGCCATCGACAACCAAATTGAGATTGAATACCAGCTTTCACAGGCTGGGCGTGGCCTCAAATACTCATCCGACCCGACCTTGCTCATCAAAGAGCCGGCCGGGACTGATAACGAGTTGGTCCGCTCTGCTTCGACCGCGATTGTCGTGGACAAAGACGGCGATGCGAAAATGTTGGAGATTACCGGCTCTGCTGCCGATACGGTGGTTGAGTTTTGCAAATCGCTCCGTGAAATGGCGCTTGAATCAATAGGCGGCTCGCGTGCCAATGCCGATAAGGTGACGGCACCGCAGTCCGGGCGGGCGCAGGAATTGATGTATCAGCCGCTTGTGTGGTTGGCTGACAAACTGCGGTCCAGCTACGGCCAAAACGGCTTGCTTGACATGCTTCGGATGCTGGTCAAAGCGTCCGAAAAAATTGATTTGCGGACGCGCGATGAGAACATCGGCAAATTGCCGGGTGGCCCGATTGCGTTGAAGTGGCCCGATTGGTTCCCGATGACCAGCGCGGACAAACTTTCGCTTTCGACAACCCTTCAAAACCTCTTGTTGCGAGGTGTTATCTCGCGCGAGACGGCGACAACGATTGTTGCCCCGATCTTCAACATTGCGGACGCCCCGGCCGAAGCATTGAAGGTGATTGCGGACATGGCGGCTGATGACGCTAGGCTCAAAGCGCAGGCGGCAGTCGTCACCGCGCAAGAGTCCACGACTTAAGGCGCTGGCGAGAGTTTCCCTGCCGCAAGGCATATCCTCGCCAGACAACAGATCAAAGAAGCGCGGGGAAGTGCCGCGCTGCCATGTGGATGGACGGCAAACAGGCCGATATTCCGCAGAGGCCGCAAGAGCCGCGCGCGGGGTGAAATCCCCCGGCACCAATTTACCAACCGGCCCCGATGGGCCTTTCACTGAAAGATGGTCTGATGACCGAAGTTGTTCCACCGGCTCCGGTAGTTGTACCGCCGGCCCCCGCCGCCCATGCGCCAGAAACCTTCTCCCGCGAATACGTGACCGAATTGCGCGAGGAAGCCAAAGCGCACCGCATCGCGGCGCAGGCCGCGAAGGATGCCGTCAAGGCAGCCGAAGAAGCCGCCGCCGCCGCGAAAGTGAAAGCGGAAACCGGCGTCAAAGCCGCGCAGACCGCCGCAAACGAGCGCGTAATTCGTGCTGAATTGAAAGCCGCCGCGATCAAGGCCGGGATGGTGGACCTTGACGGGCTGAAAATGCTCGACCTCTCGACCGTTACCCTCGATGACAAGGGCGAAGTTATCGGCGCGGATGCGCTGCTCGACGCCGCGAAAAAAGCAAAACCGTTTCTGTTCGGTGCAGCCGTGACCGGCTCGACTCAGACAGTGCCGAAACCCGGCGAACCGACCGACAAACTCGCTAAGGATATGACGCCAGCAGAACGGGCGGCGCTCCGCAAAAAACTTACCTCTTAACCCCGCGCGTCAGCCTTCCTGGCGGCGCTTATCAATTTTCATGAAGGCTGACAAACCCTATGTCGATTCAAAATTTCCCCGCCTCCCTCGTGCCGGCGATCCAGACCGGCATGTTGGAACACGAGTTTCAGGAAGCCCTGCGCTCGTACATCGGCTATCGCATGATTGCAGACCGCGAAACCATCGCGACCAATATCGGTGAAACGCTGACCAAGACCCGCCGCGGCCTCAAAGCCCCGATGACGACTCCGATGGTTGCCAGCGCCAATACCAACTTCGATAACGGCCTGACCCCCAGCACGTTTGCGATTGAGCAATACACGCTCACCTTGCAGCAGTTCGGCGATACAATCGACCTGAATATGATTACCAACAAGGTTGGTATCGTGAATCAGTTCTTGCAGAACGCCAAAGTGACCGGCGTGCAGGCCGCGCAGTCCCTCGACCGTTTGGCCCGTCGCGCGCTGTTCATTCCGTATTTCGGCGGCAATACCCGCGTCTCCCTGACGAACGGCTCGGTGATTTCCACCGTCAACGTCGATGACGTGCGCGGGTTCTTTCAGGTGCCGGTCAACGGCGTCATGGTTGCGACATCGGCGGGCGCTCCGCTCGCCGCGACAATCGGTGGCACGACCGTCTCCATTATCGGCGTGGTTGCCGATGGCACCGTCACCAACGGCGTCGTGAGCGGCGCGGGCAATGGCGATGGCAACGTGGCCCCGGCCGGCCTGACGTTTGGCACGACCGGCGCCAACTTGGCGAACAACGTGTCAACCGCACCGGGCGGCTTCTCCGGTGTTCTGACGCTTTCCGCCACCATCACGGTTGCGAATGCCACCCTAGGCAACACCGTGCAGGCGTCGAACGCCTCGCAGATCGTTCGTCCTTCCGGGCGTGCGAATACCGGGCTGTTGCAGGCGACCGATACCCTCACGATGGCGAACATTCTTGATGCCGTCGCGCTGATGCGCCTTAACAACGTGCCCGGCGTCGCCAGCGCCGACGGCACGACAGCCGCCGCCGGCCACGATCCGTACAACTTCTACCTTGATCCGAAATCCAGCCGCCAGCTTTTTGCTGACCCTGATTTCAAGCAGTTGTTCCAGGGTGCGACTTCGGCCGCGCAGGTGTTCAAAGCCGGCATGACCAACGACTTCTTGGGTGTTCGCTTCATGCCCACAACCGAAGCGTTCACGCAAACCCTTACCGGCGTTGGCACGGTTCGCCGTCCGATTCTGGTTGGCGGCGGCGCGCTGATTGAAGGCGATTACGCCGGCATGGCGACCGCCGAAGTATCGAACGATGGCAGCATCATCGACACGGTTGATGAAGTTGTGATGGTCACTCGCCCACCGCTTGACCGCTTGCAGCAGATCATCGCGCAATCGTGGTACTGGATTGGGGCTTTCACCGCGCCTTCCGACATCACGACCAACACCAACATCATCCCGACCGCCACGAATAGCTCGTTCAAGCGTGCGGTGATGATCGAACACATCGGCTAATTTGGGCCGATACCCAAAGGGAAGCCGGCTGGTAAAACAGCCGGCGACCCGCCCGCCCGCGCCGCCCGCCGCAATCGCGCCGGCCGCGCCGGCCATCGCTCAGCAGCCGTTTCATATGCCGGCCATTGAGGAAATCAAAATGCCAGAAGCGCCAGCGGTCAAGAACTATCGCGGCCTAGTGACGGAGTTTTTTGAAATCGGATTCAATAACGCGCACCTGCGGTATTCCAAGGGCGCGATGATTGATGCCGACCCCGGCCTGTTTGCGTTTCTCACGGCGAACAAAGTCCCGGTCCATTGGAGAAACGACCCATGAGCGGCACAAATTTGGACACGGACGGAATCGCCACACCGGACGGCGGCTGCGACAACGATCAGGCTACGCAGGCCCAGGTCATTGCCGCCCAGGTCGTTGACGAAGCCGCCGAGTCCATCGTGACTCACGAAGGCACCGTCAACAACAATTTTCAATTTTCTTTCAATGGCTGCACGCTCGATTTCCTGTCTTTTCAGCAAATCATCGCGGATGCGGCGCTTTACGCCGCCATCAACGCCTCACCGCTCGCCGCGGCGTGCGTGACATGGAACGATTAAAATGACGATCTATGAAGGCGACCAGCAGCAAACCGCCTATGCGGTTGTGAATGGTGTCGTGGCGGCCCAAAGCCCGGCACAAATCAAAGCGGCGCAACCGGCAAGTTCGACCACATATCAATTCACGGCGTCCTACACGTTTTATTACCCGGCGACCGGCCCCGGTTCCCCTCTTTCATTTCGCAAAGGCGTAGCGTATCCGCTCGACCCCGCTCTCAAAGCGGCGTTGCTGGCGGCTGGCGCTCCGATGGTGGCTTCGTAATGTCAACAGGTTCAACGCAGCCATTCAACCCAGCCGCCACGGTCAGCATCGCCGCGACCAACGCCAGCCAGCAGGTTCTTTCGGGCGTTCCGGTGCCGGCGTTCTTGGGTGGCCCCGATGCGGTGCTGGTTTATAATTCCGGCACCACGCTTGCTTTCGTGGCATTCGGAAGCGGCGCTGCCGTTGCAACGGTTGCCAACGGATTCCCGGTCCCGCCTGGCGCTTCGCGCTTGATTGCGGTCGGCAATGGCAACGTCAACGCCGCCGCCGCAATTATGCTTTCCGGCACCGGCACGGTTTATTTCAGCTTCGGCACCGGCACGGTTTATTAAGCCATGAGCGGGACAATGATTGTCTCGCCGTGGGCCGCTTACGCCTCAACGGCGCTGCTCGACTCTGAAAAGGCGCTGATCCGGCAGTATTGCGGATACCCGCCGTTTGGAACGGGCGCCAATGGCTTTCAAAACTGGCGATTCTTCCAGCAAGACGGCCTTCTTGAATTTCGGATGAATAATTTTGCCCCGGCAGAGTTTCAAGCTGTTCGCGGCTACGTCACGAACATCATCTTGCTTGAGGCAGCCATTCCCGCCGCGAGCGCAAACCTTGATACGGATAGCGCCGCCGTCTGGTTTCACAACAAGAACGAGGTCCGCGACCGCCGCAACTTGTATGAATACTGGCGCCAGGAGTTGCTTACCCTCGTTGGTGTGCCGGCTGGCCCATACAAAGGCGGTTCCGGCGGCTCCATCAGTCTGGTGGTATAATGGTTTCCGCTGTGCTGATCCAATCCAAAGTCGCCTACGGTTACGCCATCGCGGCGGCGCGCGTAGGCGACCCATACCAGCAATATCGCCCGACCGGCACCGGCCCCGCGCTCGCCGGGGCAAACCTGATCGGCACCTTGCCGGCGCAGTTCGCCGCAGATAAAGCCGCCAAATTCGCTTCGGGTTCCGATTACGGCAATGCGAGATGGTACGGCATCTTTGACATGAGCAAGACCCAACCGGGCGACTATCTGGTGGGCTTGCTCGGCACATTCTTTGTTGCGGACGTTGAGCGTTTTGCCAAGCCGCTTTGCCTTTTGTGTAGCCATGTCATCACGGTTTCTCGGATGCCTGGCACTGTCACGCCGGGCGCCGGTTCCTACGCTGGCGACACAACACCCGAAACCGTCATTCTGACAAGCTGGCCCGCATCGGTCTTGGTTCAATCGACCAAGACATCACCGGGCACCATGCAGTT